GCGAGGTCGGAACCTGCTTCGGCCACCTTGCCGACCTTGGAGAATAGGCCACCGAGGGCCCCAATAAACTTACTGACTGCGACGGTGGCAACAGCTCCGAACAATACGTCTTTACCACCCTGCAACTGCGCACGGCGCACTGGGAGCGGAGGCTCCGCTGCAAACTGCACCTTCGAGAAGCGCCCATACAGTCCAGAGTCAATGACACTGGGCTGCAAGCGCGACTGGAAGAAAGCAGGATTTCTCTTGTCCCTGCGCTGCTTCACGGCCGCAAGCCGCTCCCCTTTGGGCACCTTCTTGCGCTTGGCCTCAGCCTGCGCCTTGGCGTGAACTCGCATGGCCTCATCGCGCTCCTCGCGCGTCGTGGGCTGTGCGGGCTTCTGGCCAGATTGCAACTGGCTCGGGCGGCGCATGCTCTCTTGAATGAACAGGCGGCGCAGGTAAGCAAACTTGCGTGCCTCCTTGCGCTGGGCCTTGTTGGCCTTGCGCCGGTCCATGATGGACCTGAAGCTGGGCACGTCGGGCCGCTCAACAATGCGCACCTGTTCAACGCTTGACCAGTAGTCAACCAAGCTGTAGTCCGGCACCCAATCAAACAACAAGTTGTCTGGCCGGGGAGCCGGAGGAGGCCGCGTGGAGCGCTTGCGCCTGGGCGCCGCGTCTACGACACGCTGGAAAATACCGGCAACGAGCCTGTGTATGTACACCTTGTCCTCGAAACCAGCCTGTGGGCTGTTGGGGGCCGCCTTTGGTGTGCGGGCGACCCACGATGGCGGAGGATCCGCTGGCAAGTTCGCCAGCCCGACCTCCCTGTCCAGCTCCCTGAGAGCCTCGTACAGCGACAGCTCAAAAGTTCCCTGTCCAATGTACGCGCCCTTGCAACGCGGCTCGCAAATCTTCTCTCGAAGAATGGGCGCTGCGAAGCATGCGAGAGCCTGGTAGTGGCTGAACAGCAAGCCGTCCGTCACGACGGCCCAGGCTTCCTCCAACTGCGGCAGCTCGTAAGTGTGGTTGAGCTTGCCGTCGTACAGAATCAACTCCGAAAGTGGGAAGTGGTCCGAGAACCACTCTGCGAACTTGTAGCGAAAGACCAACTCTGCGGTGTCGTCCGGCCGGACTGAACCCTGATTTGATGTTTGGTTGTGCATCATTTTTCAAGGTGGGGGGTCGCTTCGTTTAACGTGAATAAGCATCACGAGCAGTAAGATGCCGGCTTCCCGTCACACTAGGCATTCAAGGGAGTAGTTGTATGCACGAATGCAGTGACACTTGCTCCACTGTGAATCCATGGTTATAGCGTATGCCATTGAACCATACACAATCAGCCTAAAACGACTGAAACGTCACCATAAAACGGCAAGCGGCCCATACCGCACAAGGTAATAAGCACCGAAAATCGGCGCGAACGACCCAGCTGCCTTCCGGTCCTCCGTGGACAAGCGAGACCTTCGTCAAGCCACGGTAGGTATCCCCTGGTGACATCTTTGTGGCCTCAGGAACTATCGTGCCGGCCGGGAACGATAGTGGACAACCAGGAAGGGCGAACAACCTGGCACCGATCCGGTACCCTCAAAGACGTGAATCATCGTGATACAGACCAAAGGTGTAGTTCCAAATGCACCATAATAGCCGCACCACTTGTGTTGACCAACGACTTCTCTAGAAGTATTAATAATAATAAGAATAATGTAGTTCGTTACTTATAATATTAAACAGCCATG